GCTATTCTTGAGGGCAAAGGTGTCTTCCTGAAAAAGACTGGACGTTATGTTCAACCCGCTGCTGGGTTTACAATCATTGCTACTGCCAACACCAAAGGTAAGGGTTCTGATGATGGTCGCTTCATCGGTACTAATGTTCTTAACGAAGCATTCCTCGAACGCTTTGCTCTCACGTTTGAACAAGAATATCCTACTCAAAAAACTGAACAAAAGATTCTTGAAAAATTGATGGCATCTTTTGGTGACAGTGACTTTGAGTTCTGTGAAAAACTTTCTCAGTGGTCTGATATCATCCGTAAAACTTTCTACGATGGTGGTATTGATGAAGTGGTTTCTACTCGTCGCCTTACTCACATTATCCGTGCTTTCAATATCTTTGGCAAACGAATGAAAGCAATTGAGGTTTGTGTTAATCGTTTTGATGATGAAACTAAAACTGTTTTCATGGAACTGTACGATAAAATTGATGCTAATGCCAATGAAGAACAACCAGCCCCGTTCTGAGTTTCATGGATATGTTGGCAGTCTTGCTATGCTTAACAGTGGCAAGACTGTCAGAATCCTTGGAGGTCACGATCTAAAACTATTTGTGAAGTATCTTGACGGATCAATCCGAGAGTGCTATCATGATGATATCAAATATATTATGGAGGAATAAGATGCAGTGGAAATACAATGAGGATAAAATCCTCAAAGATATTGAAGAATATATTGTTAGTACCTATGGCAGTCACTATTGTGGTCATGATGATGAGTATCGTGAAATTCAAACTATCGATTTGATGGCAGCAAAAGGTCTGGCACCTGATTTTTGCCAAGCAAATATTCTCAAATATGGTAGTCGTTATGGTGACAAAGATGGTCATCAGAAACGTGACCTTCTTAAGGTGATTCATTACGCTATGCTTCTGCTTCACTTTGATCGTCACTACACCCGTATTAACAATGGTCTTCAGGAGTTCAAATGAGTCAAATTAATATCTCAACCAATACGATGGCAGTGCTGAGAAATTTTGCTACCATCAATAGTTCTATTCTAATCCGTGAAGGCAATGTTCTAAAAACAATTAGTGTTGGTGAAAATGCTATTGCTCAGTATCGTTGTGAAGAAACATTTCCACAGACTTTTGGAATTTATGAACTGAGTAAATTTCTATCTGGTCTTTCTTTGTTTGATAATCCTACTCTTGATTTTGAAAACCAAGATTATGTGACTATCAAAGGTAAAGGAAGGAGTGCTAGATATTATTTTTCTAATCCAGAGATTACTTTGAAAGCTGCTCCTGATAAAGATATTAAATTTCCTGGAGCAGATATGGAATTTGATATTACTCAGGAAGATATTTCTGCTCTCCAAAAAGCATGGAACATCTATGAGATTCCTGATCTGAAGTTCCATTCTATTGGAGGTTCTGTTGTACTCAGTTTGGTTGATAAAGAGAATGAAACCAGCAACGTATTCTCTCTCAATTTGCCTGGAGATAATACTGGTGAGTATGAAGTCTTTATGAAAATGGAAAACATTCGGTTGCTTCCTGGTAACTATCGTGTTAAAATTTCCAAGCATCTAATTACTGAATGGAAACATTCTACATTGGATCTTACTTATTACATCGCCCTTGAACCTTGATGAAAAATTTTTTGTGGGTAGAAGAATACCGTCCTCATACTCTTGAGGATTGTATTCTTCCAGTGAATATTAAAAGCGCGTTTAAGGGTTTCATTGAACAAGGTGAAATTCCTAATCTTTTGCTGTGTGGTTCTGCTGGTGTTGGTAAGACCACTGTTGCTAAAGCAGTATGTGATGAGATTGGAGCATCCTACATTGTGGTTAATGGATCAGATGAGGGACGCTTTCTGGATACTGTTCGGAACAGGGTCCGTCAGTTTGCTACAACCGTCTCCTTGACCTCTGGAGGCGCCCACAAGGTCGTCATTATTGACGAAGCAGACAACACCACCAGCGACGTTCAACTGTCGCTTAGGACCGCTGTGGAAGAGTTTCATGGCAACTGTCGGTTTATCTTCACTTGCAATTTCCCTAACAAAATCATTGAACCACTTCATTCACGTTGTACTGTCATTGATTTTAAAATTAACAAAGAGGAAGAAGATAAACTTCAAGCAAAGTTTTTTGTTCGTCTGAAGAATATTCTTGATTCCAATCTTGTTGAGTATGATGATAAAATTTTGATCAAATTGATCAAACGATATTATCCAGATTGGCGTCGTCTTCTTAATGAAACACAACGTCACAGTATGGCAGGTTCTATTAATAGTTCTATTCTAGTTGATATCGCTGACGTTAATATTGATGATCTGATTCGATCTCTCAAGAACAAAGAGTTTACTGTTGTAAAGAAATGGGTCGTTGAAAATATCAACAATGATCCTACTCTTGTCATGAGAAAGATCTATGATTGTCTTTATGATACCTTAAAAGGATCTTCTATTCCAGAAGCAGTTCTTATTATTGCCAAGTACATGAAAGACATCACGATTGTTCCTGACCAAGAGATTAATCTTTTGGCATGTCTGACAGAATTGATGATGAGTTGTG